TGCTTGCAAATAAATATGTGAGGGAATGTGTGAATGTGTATTGATCATAACTTATTTTAAATTGTTGTAATTTTTTCCGTACTTTGCCGTAACTTTGAATCCGAATAGTTCTTCTAATAACCTTTTTATCTCTCTTAATGCCTCCTTCCCATCATCTCTGTGATAATCTACTAATATCGAATCGTACGTGTATAATATAATATTACTTTTTCTATTAACCAAATAGGCTTGCACACCTTTTATAGAATTAACATTGTAAAAAGTTTCTCCAGACTGTATTAAATAATTTAATAATTTTTGTGGAGTTGGATTTATAACGTCTTTCGCAAATAAATTTCTTCCTCCTACTAAAATAATATACCCTTCATTATTAAATCTTTCCCACAATAAATCAGTTAATTCCTTTACTTTTTTAAAAAATGGTATATCTTCATATTGTTTAAACACTCCTCCATATAGTTGTTTAAATGTTAATTCTTTAGATGCTTGATATTGCTCGGGAGTTAATATATTGGTTTTAAAATACATCTGACCTAAATGAGTATGGATAGATCCTTTATCAAATTCATATCCAATTAACTTACCTAAAATTCGTGGATGGTAGGCCTCGTAATCAAATTCAAATAGCATATCGTTTTGACATATAATAGCCTCACGAGAACCGTTTGTTTTGTTTAAAGCCGCGAAATTAATATTGTTATACGAATTAGTAGGGCGAGAAGTAAAATTGTATAAATTGTATTGAGTATATATCTTTTCATCTTTTATTGAGAAATTAGTATTTTGTGGATTAAAATGTTCGTTAAAAAGCGGCATATCTAATGCGATACCCTGCTTTTCAATACCGTAGTATACCTTAACATACTCGTCGTTATAATACGCGTTTATTGCGGGATATGACATTAAATGCTTTACAACACTAAAAATAGCTTCTTGAGTTGCATAGTGTTTAGAAATTGGGATAATCGAGTTTAAATAGGGTTTATCTCCATAAAGCTGTTTGAAATGTGTGTGTATATTTGTATCAAAATCATGTATATACGGAGGGGTGGTGGATGTGGATAGTGATAAAAGTTGTAAATCCTTTACTTTACTATCTAGAAATTCTTCCCCCAATAGTTGTGCAGTCATTTTTTTATCTAATACAAACACATTTTCATGTTTTAAGATAAAATCTTTTACTTTTTGCTCATCTACAGCAAATGCTTCACTATGGTGAATAGTAAACATTAATCCCTTTGAATCTATTTGTTTGAAATAAATTAGGGAAGTTTGTGTTAGTAGAGGGTGATATTGAGACGATAATGGGATAACATTTATATAACAATCTCCGTAAGGATGAAGTTTAGATAACTGTTCAGTATTTTCTATTAAGTAAAACATAACCTTTATTTTTGTGTAATATAATAAAATTCAATGTGGTAGCCTAGCTTACTCGCGAAAACTGTTGTAAATCACTTAAATATTGTTTTATACCGATAAAGTTTTTTTCAGTAGTATCTAGTATTCTTTGGTTTGTATCTATTATACCAGCTCTAGTTGTTATATTATTTATTTTTTCATTACGGAGTGGACCACTTATTTGCCAAAAAATAGCAACTGATTTCCATAGGGCAGAATTTGCTCCGCCTCTTAGGTTGATTAGATTTTCATGGGTTTGTTTGTTTATCTCCATGATTTGGAATTGAGTTCCATTTCTTTTTCTAGCAATGTATCTTGTTATTTTGCCTGCTTTATAGTCTAGTACTGTTGGTACTGGAGTATAAGGAGTAGGGTCAATTAAAGTAGCAGGAGCATTTGTTGATAAGGCTCTAAATTTGATAGCATCTTGGCTATATGAAAGGTTTGGGTTCATATCTCCGGATTTAGGTACGGAAAGTAAAGGACGAGAAGCTCCATCACTTGGATTTTTGCCTGTAAAGACTTTACCATCAAATGTTATATAGTAGGCACCAGAATATGACTTACCATCAACTGTTATGAATTGACCAGGGTTAGCTTTTTGATCTTCTATTATTCTAGATTTAGGATAGTAAGGCATAATTATGAATTTGGGATGAAAGTAAATCCTGTTGGTTTGGGTAAGGCATTTCTAGCATAACCAGATTTAGGGTTGTAGAACTTATCTTTACCAGCATATCTCCAATAGAAGGCGTTATTGGTTGATTTAGGATTTCTTTCTACTACACCTACAGATTTAGGATCTGATGGAGGAGCAGCTAAAAATTCAGTTCTACTTCCAACAAAACTTGCTGCATTCTGCATTAATGTTTGGTTTTGGATAGCATTATATGAGGTATTTATTACCTTTTCAGCTTGAGCTCTTGAAACTCTTTTAGAATTTTGGTATGCCACAATAGCTGTCTCTTTATTTTGAATAGCTTTCCATTGTGGTGCATTATTAAATGTAGGTTCATATTGACCCTTTGCTATTACAATTTTTTTAATTGAAGAACCATAGGCTTTAGCCCCTAATCTATTATAAATGGATTGGGCTACATCAGCCATACCTTGAGAATTATCAGGGTAGTTTTCTCCTGCACTTAATGCAACTAAGGCCCAAAAATCTGATTTTTCCCCCATTGGAGGTAAATCAAGTATATTATCCCCAGTTGTTGATGGAGTATATGGTGTTTCTTGTTGAGCTTTTCTTGTTGATTTTTCTTGTGGAGTTAATGAATCAAATCTAATGTTTAGAGTTTGTCCTGTTATTTTAGTAGTCCACTTATTATTACTAAAGTTATGGTCTACTGTGTGTAGAATAAAAGCTATTTTAGATTTACCTCCAGCTTTAGTTAAATATGAATTTGGCAAAGTCGAAGCTGGTACTTCAAAAGCTGAGTTTGGAATAATACCAGAGATTCCATCCATTTCAAGACTAAAATCTAATGGCATCATAGTAGATGCTTCATTTTGTTGATCAGGGTCAGTTGAGCCAACACCTAGAGCAAATGACATTTTGTCTCTATATGTGTTTAAACATGAATCGAATTTATCTGAGTTGTAAGTTAGTGCCATAAATTTTATTTAAATCCTTGGGATTGGTTTACATACATTGAAGATTGAGCAGCGTTGGTTTGGGTTGTTACTTCAGTTTCAGTTAAAGTCCCTCCAGTTCCACTATAAATACCTTTAATAAGATCTTTTAATTCTATAAATCTACTATCTTCATCTTTTTGGGCTTGTGCTCTTTCTTCAGCAGTTGCTACTTTATCATCAGCACCATTATCTGTTGAATCTACTCTAATGCTTGCCAACCTATTTGTTAAACCTTGTCTTAGTTTTGAGAAAGCTAAGGCATCCGCCGGCATATTTGCACCTGTGGGTTCAGCTTGGGATGATATTACTATCATAGTAGCAGCGTTTGGTGGTATTCTTGAGGTGTAATTAAAGCTATAAGCTAAACTATCTTTACCCATTACTGGTATTATAGTATAAGGGGAGTTTTCGGTTTCTTTTAATGGTGGTACAATTCTTTTATCATCAAATATCCTTACACATCTTGTATCATCATCTGGTACTACTCTAAATTCATTATATCCTCCAGTAGCTTTACTTACTCCTGCTAATATTTCTTGAATAAAATCAACAAAATATACGTCTCCTTTAGGGTTTTTCTTAATATTACTTTTAAGAACTCCTGCTATATATTGAACATTTAATAAAGTATACATAAATCTACCCATAGAAGGTTGTTGGGGATAGAAAAATGGGAAGTTACTTTGAATAACCTTTATCATATCTGATGATATATTAAATGGGAGGGTTTGTGTTCCTATCAAACATATAGTAGGGTCTAATGATATATGGCCAGGAAAAGTATAACAAAGGTTAGTCTCAGGGTTAACATCAATATAAACATATGGGTCTTTTGAATTTTGAGATTTATCAAAAAGGCCTCCAGTAGCCATTATTAACATTAATAAATGGCCTAAAGTAATATAAACTTGTTCTGCTCCCTTATCCTTCTCTGTAATTCCACCTACAATTTCTTCTCCATTTATCTCATATCCAACTATAAATCTTGAAAAAAACTTTTCAGGGGTAATTTGGGGGATATTAATATCTTTCCCACCATTTCCTAAAGCAGTATTTAAACCTGAAATTAATGAGTAATGGAATCCGTGTTGAATTAAGGGAGCTGTTGAGCAAAATAATTCGGGGTTTGATGTAGGATCACTTCCAAAAGTAAATCTTGGAAGTTTTTCAAGATATTTAGTTATAATAACTTTATAGGGGTCTGAGAAGTCATGATTGTATTGATAATTAGTATTTAAGATATCTTTTGACCATATGTCATATAAAGCGTTGTTAAGTATTGAAAGGTTTTGATCTGTTACTACAGGATAAGGTGAACCTGTTACTTCATTCCCTGAAGGTGTGGTTTTTGTTTTTCCTGATTGGTTTATTTTTAGTGATTCTAATACATCTCCTGCTCCTACTAATGACATTTGGCATTTAAAAATACCGTTGTCTTCTAATGAAAATGACCAGTTTTTAATAGTACCCCACATTGCATCAAAATTTCCAGCATGAGTTACTCTATTTTTTTGTATGGATTTCATTAAAACCTCTTTAGTATGAATGCCATAAAAAGGAAGAGGTTGAGGTATTGTTTGAAGTTTTCCATTATTATCAATAAATGGAATATGACCCCATTCTACTAAAACACTCATTCCTAGTTTCATATAAAGAGCATCCATTATATCAAGTTGTTCTTTATTATAACAAACAAAATCTATAGTTGCTTCTCTTAAGGTACCTAATTTACCTCCAGTTTTAATAGATATTCCTGTGATACCAGGCATTGGTCTTAATCCAAAAGCATTTCCTCCAATACCATAGGCAGCATCTGGTCCTATTCCTGATCTTAAATCCCAGTTTGTATTAGCTCCTGTATGGTCTATAAGACCTGCTTGTAAGATGTATTTTTTAGATAATAAGTCCCCTTCTAAGCCCTTGAAGTTAGAATTACCTACATCAACATTTACACCAGAGCTTACTCTCATCCATGCAGTCTTATTATCCAACCATTGTAAGGTTTCATTGTCTCTAGGATCTTTAGATACTAGTCTTTTTCTAGCTTCTATTTGATCCGCAACAAAAGGTTGAAAAGCTGAACCACATATATTAGTGTAGTCTTTATGTTGTCCAAAAGCTGATTCTTCGGCCATAACTTATTTTATAAATTTGCATTATTGTATTGTGCCAATAAATCAGCAGCGTTTTTAGGTAATCTAAGGTACACACCTTGAGGTGGGAACATTGAGTCTCCTGGTAAATTATTAACCATAGCTACAACCCACCATAATGAAGCATCACCATAAAAATCATATGCTATAACATCTAAACGATCTGTAGTACCGGTTTGAATATAGTTATCATCTTCTCTAGCATCAATGTTAGGATAGTATGTTGGTGAATACATGTCTTTACCTGAAGTCGAGGTAATACCCGTATCAGATTTCATTGTAGGGATAGTTTGATATCTACTTGGCATAGTAATGTTTTGATATAAATATGTAAGATAAAAAAGGCTCCTGGTGGAGCCTAGTTTTTATGAATTTGGGTTAAGTACTGGTGTTACTACATCAGTATTAACTGTGGGTCTTGGGAACCCTAGATTTATTCTATCTATAAAGTTTTCTTGAATACCTCTATTACTTATCAGTATGTGTTTTCCACCTTTTGTT